CCTAGCCTCTGATTCTTTTAATCAAGGCATTGCTAATTTCTCGATCCCACAAATAAGAGCAAAATCCAAAATTAGCTAAGGCTCGTCTGAATGCCTGACTTTCTGCATCAACTACAGGCCCCCCATATCCCTCGTCGAGTAGAGTGTCGCTCCCTGTGGCAGTCCGTTTGAATGACCCGTCGGAACTATGGATGGTTACGGTACATTCAACAGTCACCCGTTCCCCAATCTGGTTAAGAACAATTGACTTTTCCCAACCCGGTACAATGTAATCCATGCAACAGCTTAATAATTCCCATGAGAGGTAGATAATTTGAGTTCCCCCTTTGCTTTTAAATTGATAATAAGAATCAGGAACTTTCCGGTATAAATCGCGCTGTATGTCCAGAAACGGGCGGTTAATTCCTAACGTTTGACCGGATGCTAGAGCGACTCTTAAATCCTTTGGAGTGTTGGGTAGAATCGCTATGTTAGTGGCAGTTGTAGGGGTTTGAAGTTGCATTGTTTTACCTTAGAAGTGGTTTGAAGTGTTAGGAGAGGGGGATTATTTCACCCCCGGAATTTATTAATTACAAACCGAGTGATACCCGATAATCACTCATAATTTCTTGATATTGTGCTTCTGTAATATCGAGGTCTGGATTGCTTTTAATCCGTCCTGAACTGAAGGCTTTTCCTGCATAGGAGCGAATCACAGGGACGGGTCGGGTTTGGGTTGTTTTGGGTTTTAAAGTTTTGTAGGCGGTCATCCATTTATTAGTTTTGACCGTTGCCCAATTACCGTTTAAAACCGTCCCGTTCTCGGTTCGGATAAAGTGGACTGTGCCACCGTTTTCCGTTAATTCAGTCCATCCATAACGGATTTCAGTTGTACCGTCTGGGTGGGTTATTAAGATTGTGTCGATTGTTATTCCGTCAAACGTACTGGTGTAGGAGGCGATGATTTCAGATGTAATCGCGGTCGTGATTTGAGCTACCATGATATTTAGATCCTTTATTGGGTTGATTGGAGTCGGTTGGGCGTCCCTGAGAAAGTTGCCCTTCTGACTCTGTTGTGTTTAAGAGGTGTTTTCTTGACCCCTATGTAAAACAGTATAACTAATTTGTTTTACTTTGCCAAGTAGTTTTACATTTGTCTTACTTATAAGTAAAACACTTTACTATATGTTTTACTTATAAGTCTTACAGATAGGTTAGAAGTCCCTATCTGATTAGATTTTCAAGAATCAATTTGGCGGCGTATTCCCATGTTGTGCGCCGGGTTAGGGTTCCTTGTAGTCGGGTTTTATCATCCCCCTGGTGACTCCGTACCCATGCTTTGAGTTCATCCAGTGATGCTGTAGAAGGATTAAACACTGCACACCCAACAGATGCAAGGTTACGGGGTTCTGATTCCGGTGTAGTGTCGATTTCCGGTGATTCTAGGATAGGGTCAACCGTGATGGTGTCTGTATTGTCGGTATCGGGTTCTGTTGGGTTAATGGGTTCTGGTTTCGGTGTGTCGGTGTCGGTAGCCTCTGGGAGTTGTGGAATAGCACCGTCAAATTTAGCCAACATCGCCGCCTTGAAGGTTTGGACACAATCGGGATCAATATGATTAAGCATAGCCAAAGCGGTTTCGGTTTGAATCAAGGCGCTCTCACAGGCTTGTTCTACAGCTTGAAGGTGTTGGCGGTGTTGTTGCAGTTCTGATAATTGGTTTTGAAGTTTGGCAATATCAGACTCGACTTGATTAATTTGGGAGTCGATTTGATTGAAGCGGTTGGTTAACAACATGGTTTGTTTCCTTTATATGTAGTGACGTAGTGACTGTGTTGTGTTGCGTTATCAGAGTTAACTGTATTGATTGTTTTACTCTGATGTCTTACATCTTACAGCTATGCTTTACAGATGTCAAGTAGTTTTAGATTAGTCTTACTTATAGGTTTTACTAAAAGTAAGACAGTTGAGTTATAGGTGGGTGAAACTCCCCTCTAGGGAGGGGTTTTAGGATTTATTTAATTTTCGATTTTAACCATTTGATGATTTCTGGGAGAGTTATCATCCGCCCAAACTCAACTTCTTCGTCTACGCATTCTTCTGTGGCTGATGGGCCAATGTACCGAAGTTCAACGCTATCGTCAAAATTGATGTAGATTTGCAATTCCGAGCCTGAAGGAAGAAAACCAATGTCTTCATTGTCGTAGTAGCTATAGCAAAATCTTGTTTCATCAACACTTTTAGATGTTGCTAAGGTCAGGAAGCGTTCAAAGTTATCCATGGTTTCAAGGTTCCGTAGTGGTTTAAGGGCTTTTCTTTACCCTATGTACAACACTATAACCGATTTGTTTTACTTTATCAAGGTGTTTTACATCAGACTTTTCTATAGGTAAGACATAAAACACAATGTTTTACTTATATGTCCTGTTATGTGTCCTGTTATGTGTCCTGTTATGTGTCCTGTTATGTGTCCTGTTATGTGTCCTGTTATGTGTCCTGTTATGTGTCCTGTTATGTGTCCTATATTCCCAATTGTTGTGTTATACTTAACCCACAAAGTAAAACAGAGAACCTATGGCTAACAGACTGATTAACTTCCGATGTCCCGACGACCTTCTGACTGCAATAGAAGCCTACGGACGGGAACATTACCCCACAGCCCCTAACAACAGGGGGAGCGTTAACTATGACCAATCAAAAACGATCAGAGATATCCTGATTAGTGGGATTGAAACCTTAACCGATGGCGAGGTAAAACTAGAGAGGAAGGTTGAGAAGCCCAAATCAAGCTACGCTGAACTGCTGGACAGAATTGCCAAACTAGAGGCACGACAAACCCCGACAATTGACCCTGACATAGAGGCACGGCTGGAGGCAATGGAGGGGGCTTTATCGGAAAAATATTTAAAGATTCAATCTTTAATTCCTGATTTGATGGGGATTGTAGATGGTTTTAACGCCGATAGTTAAGAGTTATCTTATCAATCAAAAACACCCTGTATTAATTGGGTGTTTTTTTTGTATTGTCATTCCCGTAGATTCGCCTGTTACACGTAGTCCCATATAATATAAGTTAATCATAATCATCTGTCCCAATTTGTTGTTCCATATACTCAAGAACCCGATCTATTTGATAGATTCGTTCAATGAGTCGGTCTACTTCCTTTACTGCGTCCATCCCCGTACGGACGTGAAAATGAACCCCTGCCTTTGTCCCCTGCTGGCAAGCCTTGACAGGGTTATCCATTTTCCCTAACTCGGTATAAGTTTTATTTGCTAACTTTAGCGATTGGACGCCCGTTGCCTTGATTGCCTCTAGGAATAACTTTAAGTCGTCTTGCTGTTTCTCTAGGTTGGCTTGATACTGAATCCGTCTCTTTGTTTCAAATACGTCAGTCCGATCAAAATCTTTAACATCCTCGTTTTGCTCCCGAACACCTTGAGTATTCTGATATCTTTGAGTATTTTGATGACTTTGAGTATCCTGATGACTTTGGTTTCTTTGCTCACTCTGATTACCTTTTACGATATTTGATAATATATTTCCTGCTACCTCCATTCTTATTTTTAATATTTTTTGCTCTTCTTCTTTCCATATATCCAACTTCTTCCATCGCCGAATAGAGCCTTCGTCACACCCCACTAACTTGGCAACTTTTACGTTGGACAAGTATGGATTCTCGACTAAAATTTCGACTGCTTTGATCAAAAGGTCTAGTCTTGTATTATCAGGTTTGTTCAAAGTATTCCGAACTCCTTCCGAGTCGTGCCGAAATGGACAATTAGATGCTAACATAGACAGAACACCATAATCAACCATAAGATATTATTGATTTATGACGAAACCCAAAATCGAACAAGTTGATATTGCCGACCTAAAATTGACACCTCGGAATCCTCGGAAGCGAACCCCTGAATCGGCTTCTGTTATTAACAAAAGCCTCAAGGAATTTGGTGCTTGTCGCAGTATTGTTATTGACGAAAATAGAATCATTCGCGCTGGTAACGGGACAATAGCCGAAGCCAGGGAATTAGGGATGGAAAATGTCCTAATTGTCGAAGCAACCGGAGATCAAATTGTTGCAGTTCAAAGGAATGGGCTAACAGAGGAGCAGTGGAAACAGTATGTGATCGCTGATAATACCGCTTCTGATTTCTCAACATGGGATTTTGATATTTTAAATGATTTAGCTCAAGAGGTTGATCTATCTGAGTTTTTCCCCGATGATAAATTAAATGAGTTATTAGAACAGTTAGGGGGTAGCAAGAACGAAGGTATCAATGTTTTCCCTGATTATATCAATATGGATGATGAGGATATAGATGCAACAGCAGAAAATTTTAACTCAAACGTCAAAAGAAGTATAATTATTGATTTTCCTGCCGATAAGTACGACGAAGCAAAAAAACTTTATGACACAGCAAAGAAAAAAGGAGAAGATATTGGTGTCATTTTGGTATCTGCACTAAAAGATGTTTTATAATAGAAGATTAACCAGCAATTAGTACCAATGAAAGAGCAAAGATTAGTAGTTGTAGAACACGGCTACAAAAGAAATGACAACCCGCCAGAGCTAATTCCGAATGTAATTGACTCAACTTTATTTCTTGATTCTGATGGGAACAAGGTTGGATTTTATCTCAGAAGTTTACCGAATGATGTTAATGATGTTTTGGGGTATTGCAACAAAGAATTAAGAAGTAAAAGAGTGCCTAAATCAACAATGTACAGACGTTTACCTCTAGGAACCAAGAGTGAGACGGGAGCGTGGGAATATAGTAGTGTTGAACAGGAATCTGTAATAATCGGAGCTGTTCCTGCCAAACCCCACCAAAGAAGACCTTTTAATTCAATAAGTCAGGTTCATTTAAAGAGTTCGGCATCTGCTTTTATTAAGGGAATGATAGTATTAGCAAAACTATCAGAGAATTTGATTAAAGATATTATGCCAGAACAATATTTTATTCAGAAAAAAACAATAGAGGAAAATGTTTTAAAAAAGTTTAGGTTTGGAGATTTATTTACTAGCTCAATTAGTAATTATAATATAGCTGCCAATTATCACCAAGATAACAGGAATCTAAAAAATACGGTAAATGTTATCTATTCTAAAAAAGAAAATGCCAACGGTGGAAATCTTCATGTGCCAGACTACGATTTGGTTTTTGACAATGTTGACGGATCGATGATCTGCTATCCTGCATGGGCAAACTTACACGGAGTCACACCTATTCTGCCCACAAAGAAAGGTGGCTATAGGAATAGTATTGTCTTTTATCCGTTGGGCGGTTTGCACAAGGAATAAAGAAGTTGCTAGATTGATCCAAGTATAATTCCAAGTTAGAATTAACAAATTAAACGTCATTACAAAAACTCATGACTAAACCTAAAATTACTGAGACAGATATCAGCAAACTAACTCCCGATCCGAATAATGCACGGAAAAGAACGCCGTTATCAGCTAAGGTGATTTCCAAATCCTTAGAACAGTTTGGGGCTTGCCGTTCCATTGTTATTGATGAAAATGACGTTATCCGTGCGGGGAATGGAACCTTTGAGGAAGCGGGTCAACTAGGGATTGAGAAGGTTTTGGTTGTAGAAGCCGATGGTAATACGATTGTTGCTGTTAAGCGTAAAGGGTTATCAGAGTCGGATTGGAAACAATATGCGATCGCTGATAATACCGCCTCGGATTTCAGTGCATGGGATTTTGATCTATTGAATGATTTAGCTCAAGAGGTAGATTTTAGTGAGTTCTTCCCTGATTATAAATTAAATGAATTATTGGAATCGTTTGGCAAGGGTGAAGGGTTTGGCGATACTGAACAGCAAGAGGAAGATGAGGAATCAAAACCACCAGAAGATTTTAAAGAGTATGACGAAGACATCGAAACAGAACATACTTGTCCTAAGTGTGGTTATAAATGGTCAGGGGGTAAATAAATGAATACTAAACCTATTTACCGCGTTCCTCTAATGAAAGAGATAGAAGAAATACCCTGGAATGGGTTTAATGTTGTCTCTACATTTAGCGGAACAGGCGGATCATGTCTTGGTTATCGGATGGCTGGCTATCGAGTCTTGTGGGCTAATGAATTTATTCCTGCGGCTCAGGATTCTTATAAAGCTAATCATCCAAATTCAATTCTTGACAGGCGAGATATCCGAGAGATTTCTGCTCAGGACATCTTAACAGCAACCGGATTGAAAATAGGAGAGATAGATATATTTGATGGCTCTCCCCCTTGTGCAGCTTTTTCAACAGCAGGAAAACGTGAAGCAGGATGGGGAAAAGTTAAGCAATATTCAGATACCAAGCAAAGAGTTGATGATTTGTTTTTTGAGTACGCTCGACTAATCAAAGGAACACAGCCTAAAGTCTTTGTTGCTGAAAACGTATCAGGATTAATCAAAGGAACAGCTAAAGGCTACTTCTTAGAAATCCTTAAAACACTCAAAGATTGCGGTTATAACGTCAAGTGTAAAGTGCTAGATGCTCAATGGCTTGGTGTTCCTCAAATGCGACAACGGACTATCTTTATAGGTGTTAGGAATGATTTGAAGTTAGAACCTGTTCACCCAAAACCGTTGCATTATCAATATACAGTTAGAGATGCTTGTCCAAATATTTCTTTTATTGTATATGGTAAAGGGTTTGGGGAAGTAGAAGTAGTCCGTGCTACGGAAGTAGTCTTTCAATGTTTTGGAACTTCACCGTCAAGTGGAAACGGAAGGGCTGGAAAGGTTCAAAGGTTGGGCGAGTCTGAATTTACAAACCTAGCGATATCAGATGTCAAAAAAGCCTGTGCTTTTCCTGATGATTTTATTCTAACAGGTTCCTATGCCCAACAATGGGAAAGATTGGGTAGGGCTGTTCCACCTGTTATGATGTCACATATTGCCAAAACAATTCAATTAGAAATACTAGAAAAATGTGTGGATTAGCGGGTACATACAAATCCAGCGTAGATGTAGAGTCTATGCTTCTTAAAATAATACATAGGGGGCGAGATGGTCAAGGTGTTCACAAGCATGAAGACACTGTTCATGGTCACGTTAGGCTGTCTTTACTTGATTTAAGTTCGGCATCTAAACAACCTTTTATCTTAAATAATTCCACTCTTTCATTTAATGGTGAGATATGGAATTATAGAGATATAAAAAAGAAGTTACAAGACGACGGGTGCAAATTCAATACAACAGGTGACACCGAAGTATTGAGTCAATTTTTAGATATTTACGGTGTTTCACGGCTAAATCAACTAGAGGGAATGTTTGCTTTTGTATGGAGTAAAGGGGATGAGCATTGGCTTGTGAGAGACCGTTTTGGTGAGATACCCTTGTATCTGGCAAAAACGAATAAAGGGTATATTTGGGCATCTGAAAGAAAAGCATTTCCTAGTGGTGTTATGCCTGTTGCCGTTCCTCCGGGCTATGCTTTTAATCTAGTGAAAGGCGAGTGGTTTCAATGGTACAAGCTACCAGGAACAACACCACAGCAAAATATATTAGATTGCTTGAATAGGGGTGTAGAACAAAGATTAAATGCTGATGCTCCCGTCTGCTGTCTTATATCGGGCGGATTAGATAGCGTCTTGGTTCTGCAAATAGCAAAGTCTATAAACAAAAACATCGTAGCTTTTACAGCAAAAATGCGTAATGATTCAAATGATTTACTAGCAGCCAGGAAGATATGTAGTGAGTATGAAATTCAATTAATAGAAGTGCCAGTATCTATTGATTTAGATTCTTTAACTAACGCAGCCAAGGTAATAGAAATTAACAGCAAAGCTCAAATAGAGATAGCTTCATTATGTCTACCATTAGCACAAAGGATAAGGGCAGAAGGCTTTAAATCTTGCTTATCTGGTGAAGCTGCCGACGAGCTTTTTGGTGGTTATGGTAATTTCTGTATTCAGGCATCCAAAAGCACAAATACAGAAGTTATATCTCTTAGAAAAAGTCAATTAGCAAAAATGGCAAGAGGTAATTTTGTTAGGTGCAATAAGTCTTTTATGTATGGTGGCGTAGAGTGTAGATTGCCTTTTGTGGATGTGAAGTTAGTTGAATATGCCATAAACTTAGACCTCTCGCAATCACCACCAAATAAAAAACTACTGAAATCCGCGTCGGCTAGACTGCTACCTAAATGGGTGATATCCAGGGTTAAGGATACTTTTCAAGGTGGTAGTGGTGTGTCCGATTGGACAGAGAAAAATATAGCATCGCCAATAAAATTTTACAACAACGAACTAAAGAAAACTTTTGGATACTTACCCAAGGATTAACATGAATAATTATCACGTCCCATCTAAAGATAAATGGGAATTTGACGAATCAGTAACAGACATTTTTGATGATATGTTGGCTCGTTCAATTCCTCAATACGAGGTAATGAGAGACGCTGTTACCAATATCGCTCGTGAATACATAAAACCCGCCAGTTCTGTCATAGATATTGGATGCTCAAGAGGTGAGCAGATATCTCGACTAATTCAATCCTATGGGACTAATTGCACCTATTATGGAATCGAAGTTAGTCAACCGATGATTAACGCGAGTAGGGAAAAGTTTAAGGGTTTTGAATGCGTCAGTTTACATGAATTAGATTTAAGAAAAGATTGGTTAACTCTTAAAAACGTATCCGTCACTTTGTCGGTTTTAACTTTACAGTTTATTCCGATTGAATACAGATTAAGACTACTCAAAAAAATCTATGATTCAACTCGAAAAGGCGGGTGTTTTATTTTAGTTGAAAAGTTATTGGGGGGTCTGCTGATATTGACAGTTTATTGACCAATCAGTATTATAACTTAAAACATCAGAATGGTTATTCTATTTATGAGATAGAACGGAAAAAATTAAGCCTAGAGGGTGTACTTGTTCCGGTAACAGCTAATTGGAATGAAGAAATGCTTAGATTGTCTGGTTTTACTGAGGTTGATTGTTTTTGGCGTTGGATGAACTTTTCTGGATGGATTGCTGTTAAGTAGAATGAAACTAATGGAAAGATTGCCAGATTAATTAATATTAACTGTGATATAATATTAATAGTAAATGCCCTTCGCGATGTTTCAGCATCCAAGGGCTGTAAACCTGATTCAGAGGTATCACAATGAATAACTTTAACAAAGAATTGGCTCTAACCTTAATTGATTCTAGCATTGAGTTTCCCGTTGACTTTGATGACGCGATGCAATGGTGGGACTGTCGGACTAAGGATGGAAGTCTTACCACTCGACGGCAGTTAGTCGCAAAACTCAAGCAAAACTTTGATCAAGGATTAGATTGGACTTTTGCACAAATTTATGAAAAAGTCCAAACAGGGCGACCCGTTGATAAAATCTACCTGACAGTGGACACCTTTAAAGAAATGGGAATGATGTTACCTAGTGGCAAGGGCAAAGAGATCCGGCGTTATTTCCTTGAGTGTGAACGGGAGTTAAAACAACTTAGATCAGAATCCGCCCAAACTCAAACAGTCTCATCCCAACCCACGCCGCGCGATATTGCTGATTTTGTCTCTGTCATCCTAAATATCGCGGGTTTGGATCAGAGTATGATTGCAGCGTCCGCAGCTAATCACGTCGCTAAATATTATCCGGCGCTCCGTCCCTCGGCTGAAGACTTAAAAAAGGAATTAGTCATCGAGACATCGGAAAAACTTCTCACGCCCACCGAACTCGGATTAATCCTAGAGCAGCGCACCGGAATTAAACACTCAGCGCAACGGGTCAACAAACTCCTATCTGAGAATGGATTGCAAACCCCGAACCCTCACGGGAAAGATCCGGCTTGGTTGCCAACTC